CTGTTTTCTGAATGTTTAGTTTTGCCCCAGCTTCTTCTGACAAGATGCCCTGCTCAACCATTCTCTCTTTACGTGAGAATTGCTGCTCAAGCAATCTGATCTTATTAACAAAGCCTCGGTTGCCCGCCCCAGTCTGTTTAATGTGGAACTCAAAGTCCACATAATCAACAATAACGTAGTCATTCATTATTTAGCCCTCGTTGTGCCGTTGTTTAAAATAGCTTGGGGCGATCCCAACGACAAAAGCGCCCCAAGAATAGATTATGCTGTGCGTGTTACTTTAAGAGTAGCTGCATCGCCTGAATCGTATAGGCCTTGGAAGTCAAGGTTTACGAGCAAGTCCTGATCGTTACCACCTGCAACAACAGTACCATTGCTAAATTTAAGAGTCGGCACATCAAACACATAGTTGCTTGAAGATGCGCCGCCAAGTTTAAACGTCAAGTCTGCACCTGTACCAGCTAAGAACAATTCATACAATTCTGCGTTCTCAAAGTAAGCTGTTAGGTTTCCCGTAACTTCAAAGCGCCCTGTTCTAATTCCCCTAGCATCAAGTGAGCCAAGCTGGCTTTGTTGGCCAAGGTTGTTTGTGATGTTCAGGTCAAGTGCTGTCAATGCAGGGCTAGTTGCGCCTGTGATAGCCAAGCTGGCAAAGTTAGATGCTGCGTTAATAACAGCGGCAGACGTCGCAGCGTTATATGTTGATGTTGCCACTTCTGCTTGTGCACTTGTAACGCCTTTAGAAAGGAAGTCAAAAGAACCAGTTACAACGGCATTGGTGGCCATTGATAGGCTCATGCCGTTAACAACAGAACCTGCAAAGCGGTGGAACTGGTCTGTTGTTCCTGTTTCGAATGTCTTTTCAAGCGTAAATGATTTTTGAGTTACCCCGTTTTTAAGCACGTTTGTTGACCATGTGCTGTAAAATAGGCTTTCTAACCAATCATCATAAGCGCCATATGACAATTCAAAATCAACCGAGCCACCAGCGCTTGATCCTGTTTGAATCAAATCTGTTACGTTGCGGTCACTTCTGATTTCTTCAGATGTAACATTTTGGATGTTCGCATTAAGGCTTTCACCTGTGAAGCGTGAAGTGATCCAAGTTGGTGTTGAAGGTGTTGTGCCCCAAGTGCTTTCTGCAATATAGGCAAGTCTAGTTTGTGATGTTGAGGCCATTATATTTTCCCTTTAAGTTATATTGTCGTATTTAAATTCTACCAGCACGTTTACCTGATAAAAACCGTTGCCATCGTTTCCGATCTCTCTTGCCGTTGCGTTGTAGTATTCAATGCCACTATCTCGCGCACCGTGATAAATCTCCAAAACACTGTCGGCCAAATCTCTTGCAGCCACTCCACTGTCACCTTCTGCTGTGAATATCTGCACAGTGATGATACCGATCTGCCTAAACATGTTGGCTGTTGGCGCGCCCATGCTTGCTTGCCTGCCGTCATTATGGTTGATATTAAACCTAACCCATGACCCAGAAGGCGTGTCTTGTGGGTCATTATCACCCCACACAACAGTTGTTGCACCAGCCCACGAGGTGTTAAAGTAAGCACCCATAGCAATAACGGCTTGTTTGTAAGTTGTCATTTAATCAACCTCAATGCAGCGCGTAGCTGGTTAACCTGCCGCTGGATAGCCATATCAACATAAGCAGCAGGCGCTTGCTTTGAATAACCATCATTCAATCTTGCGATATATGGCAGGTTATTTGTAATGTATATCTTATCACCTAATTGATATGACGTAAAATTGATCACAGGCGAGCCACCAGTGCTTTCTGTAGTGTCTTTACGTGCTGTTCCTATAGATGGCAGCCAGTTTGATCGTGCGCGGCCTGTGTCAACAGGTGTTTGCGATTCAACATCATTCTGGATATCAATAGCAAGCTTACGGGTTGCCTTGTCAAGCATGCCCAAAACTTTCTTCTTGTATGCTGCATCCATCTGGCTTTCAATGCTCATCGTCTTACCTGTAGTTTGTAGATTAAAGCAGTGTCACCTGGTTTTATTTCGTCAATGTTGATAATCTGATAAACATCTGAACCGTCCACAATCTTATCTTGCTTGGTTGGTGTAACGTCTGAAGCTGAAACAATAACAACCTTATCGCTTCTCCTTACAATATCACCATCAACGGTATCTTCTAAAACGTTAGTAAATACCGCCTTAATGGTTGCATCGCTTGAGCTTGCGCCAGTGTTTGCACCAGTCGCAGGGTTAAACGTTCCGCTTGTAACAGTCCTATATGTAATATCCCTGCCCTTGTCTTCAATTTGAGCAAGGGCAATGGACTGAATAGCGGAATAATCAAAGGCCACTATGGTGCATCTCCAATACGTGTGACAGAGAAGTTAGAATAAAGAACGTTGCCACCGTTAATGGCAACACCAGATGATCCTTGATATGCAATGTAGATACTAATATCATCTGTCGTCCCATTGAATTCTACAAAGCAATAGTCTGACCACTGCATGACATCTCGTGTACTAGATGGTGCTGTTGTTTGCTCTCTATAATAAACGTTGGTTGAATCGTTCAATTGTAATTGCAAAAGAATAGATGTTGCTGTTGCTGGCATGTTAGCTAGCTGCAAGCTAAAATCTACTCTATATATTCCAGCAATGTTTGGTGTAATTCCATTCCCACTAACTAGGCTAGATGGGTCAACTCCTGCGGTTAAAGTCAACTTAGCAAACGATGCTGTAAGTGTGTAGTTTGCTGGCAATGCCATTGCAAAAACAGCAGTACCAGGAGCTTCAGCAAAAGCAGGAGCCGATCCCGCACCAGAAGATGTGAGCACTTGCCCAGCCGTACCAACAGCCACAGTAGTTGCAACGCCATCTGCGCCCCATGTAATCAATTCGCCGTCTGTACCGTCTGCGAGGTCTGCAACATCAATATTGCTAATTGCATTGCCTGTTGCGTTCGCGTCAATAGTCTTGTTTGTTAGCGTGCTTACAGATGCAGCAGATAGAATACTGCCATTAACACTGGCAACTTCATAAGTTAGCGTTCCAACGTTTGCTGTGATAAGAAAACGCTCCACTTGGCCATAAGCTCCGAAGTTTTCAGAACCAGATGCAGCAACGGCTGTGTTGCTTTGATCTTGTCCACCTGGTTGCACTGATTTGCGTGTTACAACGCCACTAGATGTTGCGTCAGCAGTTACTGTTAGCACGTCACCAGCAGCTAGATATAGTGTTGTGCTTTTATTTACGTTTGCCATTGTCTTTTCCCCTTGTTAAGTTTGATGGTCTTTTGCTTTCGTCAACAAATATGACAATGTCGCACTTTTCACCGTTATTAAAATCTTCGTATGTTCTGCATCCAACAGATTGCCCTGCCTTTGCAATGTAGAAGCGGCGCGCTTCCCTTACTGTTTCGCCATAAACTAATACTTTTTCCATTATACCCTCAACAATTTAACGTTGTTATTACTGCCGTTTGTTAATCCCTTAATAAGCATTGAAACAAAGTCATATGTTTTGCGTGAAGGTGCAAAGTCCATATATTCAACTTCAATCACATCAACCTTTTGGCGCTTAATAGCTCCGCCTCTATCTTGAACAGGTGCAAGGCGGGCGCTTAATGCTTCAAGAGCAAGCTCGGCTGTTGCGTTCTCAATTTGTGGGGGAATGGTTGTGCTGCTGTAATATGCGCCTCTAAAGTTACCAGATAGCACCTCTACATCTGATCTTGGCCATGCAAGCAATTGTTCATAATCGGCAAGGTAGCCAATAAATGAATAAGCCCCATCTAAATATTGCGTTGCCTCGATCAAGGCTTTCTCTTTCACTGCGTCTGTAGCAGCCGCCCATGTTGCGTTGCTTCTTGCCGCCCAGTATGCATCAGCAGCAGCAATTGTTAGATATGTATCGGTTCCAACGGTTATGGCCACTATACGTGCTCCTTAAATGATATGTGCGTTGCTTTCGGTCTGATATCAAGGCAAGTTGGATGGCATATGGTGTCTGTTATGTCTATCATTCTTGATTGATTAGCAAACAATACCCTATCTTGGTCTGTAACAACCGTTTCTGCGCCATCAATAACAAAATAAATATCCACTGTGGACTGTATGATTAGAAACCTTGTATCTTCTTCAAATGGTTCTGATATGACTTGACTTGTACCAGTTACAGTATGAGCGCTGCTTTTAATAAGCCTGCCCGGCATATCAGTTACCCAGCCATTGGCATCGGTAGCATTAGCATAATATTGCTCAATAAAGATGGTTTTAGCCATTACTTCTTAGCCTTCTTAGCTTTAGGCTTTTCATCTTCAAACAACTCGTGACGTTTCTCGTCAAAGTCGCATTCGTTAATTTCAATAAAATCACTTAAAGAAGCGTTTTTCGCCCATGATTTAACTTTAATCGTTTTGATAGTGTCTGTCATAGTAATCTCCAAAATAAAAAGATGGGGGCAGTTTCCCGCCCCATCCTCATAGTGTTAGCCAAGCAATAGTGCTGTGTGTTCAGGTTTAACACACTTAACACCCCATGCTGCACTGATCTCCCAGTGAATTTGGCGGTATTGTTTGTACATCGCCACCTCAAAAGATAGGCCAGAACGTGGGTCAGTGATGATTGTGCGGTCAGACGCAGAGTCACCGTCAGCAGGCAATGCAGGCAAACGGTTTGCAAGCACGATAGCTGAACGGGCAAAAGCCATGTTGCGAGCAGCAGCGGCAACCACAGTGATTACTTTTGTTGCAGCAGACATTGCTACACGTAGTCCGGGAGCGGCAAGAGTGATCGTACCACCGTTTGACACGTCAGTATCACCAGATGCTACAACATACTTGTTGGTGTCACCTGCAAAGGTAATAACATCACCAGCAACAATTGTACCTGTACCAGCAGATGCAAGAGTGATAACAGTCGCGCCTACAGCGTAACCAGCGTTGTCAGTTGTTGCACTTGCGCCTGTACCAGCGGTTGAAGTCAATACTTGACCTGATTCGCGGATAGCTAGGCCAGCGTGATCTAGCAATACACCTTGACGGAGCATGTTTACATCACCTTGAAAGTCAACGCGTGACTGCTTACCAATCAAGTTAGCGCCAGCAGCAGTGTCAAGAACAAGTTGCATGTCGCTAGTTGGTGCACCGTTATCTTTTAGGATTTTAACGATTTGTGAAGCGTCACTGTAATCACCAGCAGTTGGGAACGGAGTTGTCGTAGCAGCACCGTAAGCGCGTGATGCGTTTACATGCAATGCAGCCAAGTCAGCTTCAATCTCATTTGTTAGTGTGCGCATAGCTTGTTGAATTTGAGCCATACGAACAGTACTTACGCCTGCGCCTGAATTTAGGCCAAGCTCTTCTTCACCATTCATGCGGATAGGAACACCACGCGCTTTAGTAATGTTTAACTCAACATTGCCGATTGTTTGATCGCCAGTGTCAGGTGCGTTTACTGCTGGTGTAATGTCTGCCGCAGTTGAAGCAGGTGCAACGATTGAGCGTACAGTTTGACCTACCGCCGCGCGTTCCACGTTAGAGTCACGAGTTACAGCAGGGATAAAGCCTACCAACTCGCGTGATACTACATCCAAAGCCTCATATAGGTCAGGGATTAAGTTTGTTAATGTATTAGCCATGATTATTTCCTTTAATCAGTTAGCTCAATTCCAGTTTTTGATATGGCCATCCTTTCGGCTGGTTGCATAGCTTCAAATTCTGAACGAGCAATTTGTTTTTTAGCGCCATCGCCGTTTGCTTTAGCATTGTTGCTTCCGCCCCCAGTGTTATTGGCTGCTGCCACGTAATACTTGCCCTCATCTGTTTGAGTCCACTCTTTCAAGGATTGCACTAAAGGTTTCTCATTAAGGTAAACCTCCGAGCCTTCTACCGTAATCTTATCACGCATTAAAGCCTCAACGGCTGGCATGAACTGCTTGGCAATGTTGTTTTCTGCCATAGCTCGGTTTAAGGTTGCGCTTTTAACATGAGTTTGCACAAGGTTATCTTTTTCGCTTAACTGCTCTTGCAATTTTGCCATAGCCTTATTGTTCTGCTCTGTTATACGCTCTCGCTGCTCTTTCAACTTGGCATCAATATCACCTTCTCTTGAATCTTTAAGGCGATTATATTCATCAATATCAAAGTCTTCTGGCAACAATGTATATTTATTCGCTTTAGCTTCTGCCTCACGGCGTGCTTTGCGTTCCTTTTGTAATGTGGCCATCACGGTATCAACATCACTTTCTGACTTGCCTCCTTCAACATTTAAAACAAAAACACCTTCTTTCTCGGTGTAATGGCTTTTAAGTTCTTCAGGCACGTCACTTTCAGAGTTATATTCAAATTTAAGCATAGTAAAAAATCCTCACGATTTTGGGTTGCGGCATCACGCCATTGGTTGCGTTGGAATAAGATTGCGGCATCACGCCTACATACTACATATAGTAGCACATTGCTGTTTTATTGCAAACCAGCCGCACTGAATGCTAATGACTCACGCTTGCGTATGTCATCAAGTGTTAACTCAACACGGTTTCTGTTTACAAATTGATCTACATTTAATCCACCATACCTGAACAGGCGCGCCCTTGCTTTGCCTAGCGCCATCTCCTGAACGTCTAGCGGCTGGCCTTTTAGCCATTGGTTATATGTAATGTCTTTTGGTACTTGACCACCCATGCTTGCGCGTGTTGTGGGGTCTAGATCGTCAATATCAAAG